TTATTTTTCGTTTATAGAGCGCTCAGTTTCATCCTCTTCATCATCCTCTAAAAATAATGTATCAATGACTTCATAAGCTGTTAACAATAGTCCTAGCGTCACTGCAGTATTCGCAGAATGATTGTCAAAGAACTTTACAACGCTAATTTTTTCTAAAAAATGAAAAAAGGCATTATCAATACCGTAATCAAAGTTAAAATAAGTAATTGCAATACCAATTGCAAACGTAAACATTAAATTAATACATACACCTTTAATTGCTTCATTCACCTTAGAATTGATTACCCATCACCCCATAAATATCAATAAATCATTATGTATACTTTAAGCTTAACAAAAATGACTAAGCAACTCCATACATGGAAAATTTCAAAGTCTTCAGATTCACATTGTTTATATATTAAATATCCCTCATGAAGTTTTTGAAAACAAAAAAGAACCTCATAGGCTAAGCCTACAAGGTTCCGACAATAAACTATATATTATTGTTCCTCTTTTATATAGACATATTTTATAACATTCCATCAACAATCAAAACGCCTATAAATCAGTATATATAGCTATGTCATCATTAAATTAAAGTTCATACTCTTGCTCTTCGTTTCAAAATTATGCCCTTTTTTGCCCTTAAAATTGTTTGATTCCACGTGGAATCATCAGAAAGTTCTTCACTAACTTTTATAAATTTAGTTACTTGAGTTCTGTTTAAATTTACTGACTTTAATCAATTTGATCACTCACCATGCCAAGATCATTTTCTTTAACATGCTTTAATCTTCTGCTATTTCATAATTAGATTTACTAATTATACTGATCTTGCATTTCATGACGCCAAATTCATTTACCATTAACACACATAGTATAGTTACGAAATAATATTTGCCACTGTAACACAGGACGTTTCTCAGAACATAAAAAGAATACCATACCTATTTAAATAGATATGGTATTCTTTAAAGATTGAAAAAATATTGAAGATCTTAAAAACGAGTGACCAGCTCTACAAACATTATAACCGATTTCTAATGATTTAAACATAAAAATACCACACCTTTTAAAAAAGATGTGGCATAGCCTGATTTAGCTAAGTATAAACAATGGAGTATCGAATGAAAAAAAGGGTTAATTAAACTCTAGTATGTTAATAACCGATTTTAAGTGATTTAAACATAAAAAAACACCACTAATTAAAGTGGTGTGGGGGTTTTCATGAATATTATACAAAGGGGTAGAGCCAACTGGCTCCATTGACTCTACCATTGTTTAACCGATTTCTTACATTTTAAACATAGTATTCACTAAATAAATTAAAATATCTGTTAAACTAAAAATATATGAATTTTTAGTGAGGTGATGGTGCATTGACCTTTGTCATAGTATGCCTATATATACTCTGTGTTATTTGTCTTTTGCTGTTCTCTTATTATCTATACATGTTATTTAATTTAATAGACCACCATCATAAGATAATTTACACATTATGGACTATTTTATATGCAATATGTACGACGGTTATTATTATACTATTATTTAAATTCAGTTGATTCGATCATTACAATTCTTATTCAATACAGAAAACCACACTCTTATTTGAGTGTGGCGAAAAGCTATTTAAATGCGTAAGCAATTATGGAGCTGGGGAGCCCCATGTACAATTATAACATTTTTACTAATAAAAAACCACGATCATAATGAACGTGGTTGGAAGAATATAAAAGTTATTTAATGAGTGCTTATTTCATGTGATATTTAAAATATAACATATTATCATACGTAAACACAAATTTTAATATACCGTTTAAATAAAAAAGGCAATCACTATGATTACCTTTTATACAAATAGAAACAAGAGGGAATAATTCAAAGCAAAACCACTACAATTCTTTTGTAGTATTTATATCCCTAATCTCAATGTATCATTTTTTTACTAACGACGGAACCAAATTAATTTACATTTTTTCGACAATCATTTCATAAAAAAACCGTATCATAACTGATACGGTCAATGACTCTTAGTTAAAAAGTATTGCGAATTTACCCAGTGACATGCATAAGTAAACTAGTCAGGGATTTTTTATAGCTTTCTACAAAGGGTTGCATGTATTGTATATAATACCATAAAAATAAGAACAGTTAAATAAACTGTTCTTAAATAGTAACGAATATATGAGGTTATCAATTACTAATATATATAATATAATATTGAACTCTAAAATGCAAAAATTTACTATTTTATTTACGTAACTTTAGTTTCAAACTAAAGTACTCAATTTTGAGTACTTTAGATGTAAAAAGTTTTGGTTTTAGACATAGATTATAACACACTTACAAAGATTTTCACAATACAAAAAGATAGCCACTAGGACTATCTTTCGAAAGAAAACTAATAATGATGATAGAATGCCTCGTGAGAACGTAATTAATATCTCACTAATATTAATCTAACATTAACTTCTTATAAATATAACCCCAAATGAAGCATTTTACAAAAATAAAAAACTACCTTATTAAGATATGGTTAACGAAAGCTTTTCTAATAACAAGAGATTGGGTGAAAATCTAAAGGAAAATAATTATTTAATAAATAGAAGATAAATACCATATCTTAAATAAGTGTAGTAAAAACTATAGTTTTTTGAGTGTTTCAAGTTATACAAATGCATAACTCTTACATTAATATAGCCATTTTTTTAAGTATTAAACATAGATAAGTAGATATATTCCTTCTTAAATCTCACTATTTAGATATTATTTTCCAATTCTTTTAAATCTCGCTCATTCTTTTCATCGTCTTGACCGATACTATCTATAAAAACTGGTGTCGCCACATTCATATCTACTATATCTATATATATTCGGTATTTATTCCACTTCTTCATCCCATTCGCCTATGTTAATTTCAAAATTACGATTTGTAATTTCTTGTTTATCTGTAAATAATTTATGATATTTACCCAACATATCACGAGCACGTAAGCGATCGCTAGGCTTAATAGGTACTTCTATTAGCTCAACATATTCATTATAAACTAACTGAACCTTACCATTCTGTGGATTCTCTTTATATTCACCACGTTTAACTACAACTTCCTTTGTTTCAGTCTCATCACCAACTGCTGAATTAGTTAATAGATGCAATAGCTCATTAGCGCTTAATACACTTTCATCTATAACTTTTTTCTTTTGCTCTTGGATATAATCATTAATATGTTTCTTCTTTAACAAGCGACACCCAGATACATGTGCCGTTTTAGGCGAATAACCAGCCGTTATAGCGCTCTGCGTAACATTTAATGTTCTAATATACTCATTCACAAAGCGCTCTTGTTTAGGTGTTAATTTGTCCATATACTCACTCCTTAATATAAAGATTGCCTACCCGTGAGGATAGGCGTTTAGTTTAGTTAACAACTCTATTCTTTCGAGCTATTTCTCGTAAGCTCATACCATCAATATTTTGCTGATGAATATTCTTAGATCTTTCAGAATTAGTTACACGATTCAAGCGTGCATATTCTTGAATAGATTGAGTGTCTCTCAATTTCTCTTTTCTATTCTCTTTTTCGACTTGAGCATTAATTTCTTCTCCAATACGGTCAACATTTTCCCAATCTTCATCAGTTATAATTACATTTCCATCTTCATCAGTACCAGCAATTAAACCAGCTATTACCTTTTTATATAATTCATCTTTTCTATCCATGTTGTCGCTCCTTTACAAACTTCATTTTTTGATTTGTACCTATAATTGGCAATTCACTATTAGAGACATAATACATTGGTGCATATTCTCTAAAATGAGGTCTTAGATCACTTCTTATTTGGGCATCTTCGTCGAAATTCTCGCGTCTATAAGGAATCGCATAACGTTCGAACTCCTCTGTGTATCGCTCGTTTAAATCATTAATTTCATCAATAATATCGTTGTATTGCTCAATGATTGGTTCAAATTTAGCTATTAGTTCTTGTTTTTCATCCTCATATAACTTGGGTAATTCAGATTGATGTTTAATCAATTCAATAGCTTTTTCTTTTCTAGTTTCATCAAATACTTCTTGTTTAGTAGTAAGACGTTTGTTAATAGCCTGTAATTGCTTTTCCTCTGTATCAGTTGTTTGATATAACTTATCTGCTTTATCATCTTCACCATTCGCTACTAACTGCTTATATTCCTCTTTATCTGCTTCGATTTTAGCTTGCAAGTCATTACGTTGTTGTTCTAATTCATTAATTGCTTTACGTTGATTAGTAATAAACTGGTTGTACTCTTCAAAATATGCTTCTGTTTTCATTTACACATTCTCCTTATACTAATTTAATTGTTTTTGTTGTCTTTCTCGTTTCAAGCGCTCTTTAATACGTTGCTTACGAGCTTTACCGTCTATCTTACGCTTTTCTTTTTCTAATTTGATTTCTTCTTGCATGGATTGACGTTTGTTATCTTTAGTTGAATTCACTAATTGTAAAATGTCATCACTAATTCGATTTAATAATTCATCATCAATCAAAATACTATCTTTTTGATACTTTTTAATTTGTCGTTGTTCATCATCAGAATATTGAGATAATAATTTATGAAATTGTTTTAAATCATTCCTTGAATGACGTTTATATTTGTGTAGCTTATCTCGTTCTTCAACAATAGATAATGCTAAATCTTCTATGTGATTCGACTCATAGGACAATTGCATAGTGTATGGATCAATAAACATTCTCGGATAGTGCAGTGCGTACATATCTTCTATTCGTTGTTCCCATTCATCAAATGCTTGTTTTAGGTATGCAGCATTATATTTTGTCTTTAGGTGCTTAACTGCAAATTTTTGTACTAATTCCAAATCACTACACCCTTTTATATTTCCATTTCTTCAATAGCATCAATACGTGCTTGACTGCCCTCTATTTGACGTTGAATACTATTGATAGCATTACGTCTATCAAGCTCATTCTCAATCATGTAATAGCCTCTGTGTGTCTTACTGTAGTTATATCCGATTGGATAATGATAGTTCAGTATTAAACTATTGATAGTTAAACGTAACCATCTTTCGTTTGTACGATTAACTGTCATACCTAATTGATTTAAAATATTTGTTTTAGTAATATATTTCTTAGACGTATTTCTTATCACATTGAGTACTTGGCGGTGTTCATCGGGTAAGTTGTACGTCTTTTCTTTTTCTGTTACTTTTTGCATCTTTTCCACCTCACTTTCATAATTACTTTATACCTTAATTATACTAAATTTACACGAAAAACACAAACTAATGTTCGTCATTTATGCCATTGTTACCTTTTCTTAACACACATTATTTTACCGTTAAATAAACTCTTAAAAGCATTTATGTAGTAAAATGTAGTATATCACCTAAAGAACTAATGTTCGTATTTGGAAAGATTCATACCCTAGTGTATTTCTACAACAATTAACATTTATTAGCTATATATAGGAGCCACACAACACATGTGACCCCTTATCAAGTTACTTATTCAAACTGTAATAAGATGACTTCAATTCACTTAACTTACGCTCTAACGCTTTGTAATCGTCTTGTGTAGCGTTCTCGTCTTGTACAAATTCAGTTACTAACTTCAATCCCTCAACTAACTCTGGTGCTGGTTCATTAATCCCTGTTGCTAACTGATACAACATTTCCATATTACCTATCACATCAGCATTACTAGACTGAACACCCTCAAGTTCTTCAACATTTAATCCACCCTCAATATAAGTGAACATATCAATGTTATTACTTTCTGCGAATGTTTGTAGTCCATACATGAAATATTCATTTTCGAATAATTGACTTGCCATCATATCACTTATAGATAGGTGCTTATCATCGTGTATTTCATAACCTGCATAATGCCCCTCAATACTTCTTATAAGCCCTTCAGTGTGCTTAGGAGACGCTAATTCAAACGCTTTTCTAACATTACAATCTTTAATGTAGATATGGCCGTACAAATTACCTTCCATGACCACATACACCATATCAAACGGATCGTTATATATTTTGAATCCAAACGGTGTCTTTCTACTACTTTCTAATAAACCTGTGTAATATCTTAATAACGTGCCTGCTCTTGTTTCAAATTGGGTCGCGATTATTTCTATGTTCATATTATTCCACTCCTTTATTGGTTACTCTTAATAACATAGGTAACCATGATGGTACTTCAGTTTGTTGCTCATATTCTGGATAACTAATTGCTAATGGTAAATTGGGTACTCGACCATCTAACAAATAACGCATTACATAACTACTTCTATACACAAGATCAAGATGTTCTTCCTTAACTAACTCAATCAACGCATACATTGTGAGCTTATTCCAACCACTCCAAAAAACGATATTCTTATCCTGATCATGTGTCACACTCGTTTTACCTTTATAGTCATGATCTAACTCTTTAAATAAATCTTCTAACTGATAAATAGGAATTTCTTTATGTTCTTTTACATAGTCGTACATATACTGTTTAAGTTGCTCTTTATCCATGTGATTCCTCCTTAACCAAATTAAATGTCACTGGTAACCAATGATACGTATTTATACACTCAGATTTCGCAATTGGAAAATTTAAACTTTTACCATCTACTATATAAATAAATGGCTCACACGTGTTCATTTCAATTAATCCTTCGTTAACTAAACTACTAACCACATTAAAAGCTTGTTCATTCCACCCATACCAAAATATAATGTTGTTGTTCTCTGCACTGGTATAAGCTCCGTTCCCTTTGTATTCAAAATGATACTCATCAAATATTTTTTCTATTTCTACAAACGATGTACCAGCATTTTCTGTTATATATTTAATAATCTTATTTTTTACATTGTTCATTTTAAAACCTCACACTATATAGTTTTTTCTCACACTAACCTGTAATCTAACGAATCCCTTTATATCAACATTCACACTACATTCCTTACACCTTACAGATAAAAAGCCTAGTTCATAATTTTATTTTTAAACACTTAATATTCTTATGGATTGTTATTTAAGTGTAAGGTGTAAGGTAGATGCAACAAATCAAGTTATATCAACAGTTTCAAGCCTTACACTACTCTGAGATTTCTTACACTTTACTGTAAGGTTTTTAAAATAGTTCCATTAGTATCGTAGATTTTATTAGTTGTTTCTTTCACATAGAATCTCTTAGTTTTTTCTTGAACTTTTGACCAGTAAGCCACAGATTTATAACCTAACTTTGATAACTCTTTAGAAAAATTCATTTTATTCATATGATGATAGCCGTTATTTGCACACCATATTTGATATATTTCATATGCTTTATCAGTATTACGCCCTTCTACTACTGGCAATTGTCTATAATCCTTGTCTGTCGCATCTTCTATGAACTGAAGAACTGGATTATTATCAAATTGATACTCCTCTTTTGTCTTTCTAGTAATTTTCGGTTCGATAATCTCGTTATTTTCTAATGTTCTTTTTAAACCTTTTAAAGCTAAATTAAGTAAGGCTGACATATTATGTGGCGTTATCAATTTGTTCAATAACATTGGATCTTTTTTCTGCCCACCTTTGCCGAACTTACGCAGCATAGGAATAATTACCATACGTCTATAAAAACCTTCACTCTTATCATTACTCATTGGTAACTCGTTACTTGCGAAGATGAGTTTTACATATGGCTTAAACTCAAAAGCGTCTTGCCCTTTAAATTCAAGTGTGATGTAGTTTCCTGTTACAATGATTTTGAAATTGCCCGTATCTTTAATACGATTAGGATCTATATCATCAGCTATATTTACTAGCTTTCCTTGTAAATTTGCAGGTTTAAATTTATCGTTTAAGTCATTAAAAGATAATGCTGTAGTATTTTCTGGATTATAGAAATGGTGCAATAATTTAAGTAAAGTAGTTTTGCCATTGCCTCCCGGACTATAGTAAAAGAATGCGACCTGTAAAAAGTTATCACGATATAAACCATAACCAATCATTTCGTAGATTAGTTGTTCTACTTCTTCATCGTCATTTGATATATCTTTAATAAACCGTTCTATTAAATCACTTTGTGCTTGTTCATTAAAATCAACATCAATAATATTGGTTATATAGTATTGAGGACTAAACGCCTTTAATTTTTCTTCAACAATATCGTATATGCCGTTTTTTAATCCTATATAGCGTGCTGAACATTGTTCTTGATAATTATTCATGCATAGAGTTTTTAACTTCTGATATACTTCCTTATTTTGTTGTTCTAGTAATGACGGGATATATTTGATAGTCATTTTACGCACAACATCTATATTAAGTGGCTCGTACTTCTTGCCTGTAAAAACATGGGGGCGATTGTCGATATAGCAACCGTGATATTCTTAATATAAAAATAATGCAAATTCATAAAACTTAAATCTATTCCCATCAAAGAAATCTTTTTCATCAAATATTGTTTTATTTTCCAAATAATCTGGAAATTTTGCCATAAAAAGCCTCCTTATCGATGTTCTCGTTTGTATATAGATTCAAATGTGGCGTTAAACTCTCTAGAACTCATTGGAGGGTTACAATTTTCATTCCACATATAGCAATATGCATATACTAATGGATCTGGCACACGTCTGTTTAGCAATACACCAATTAACGATGTTAACGTTTGGTTTCGGTTACCTGTAGATACACCAAAGGCGATAGACTTCCAAAATTCATTATCTCGACGTTTAGGATATTTGAATTTATTTGATTCATTATATTCGGATTTTAATTCTTTTAACCATTCTTCTAACTTTTGAGTCCCCAAAATTGGGGCGTCATTATATTGATGTAAGAACGGATATTTATCTTTTTGATATACGGGCAACGCCATCGCTCTGCTAGGTTGAAAACTCCCCTCGTCTACCCTATGACCTATCTTGCTTACTAACACTTTTGTATACTTGCGGTAATCATCTGCATTGACACGCTCATTTAATGGCACATACAAGCGTATTCTAGGGCTTTCTGTTTGATGATTAAACGTAGTATGCCAAAACCATGCAACGCCTTTTAAAGTGTCTGTAATTGCATCATGCAGTGGTCTCAAATTGGGTATATCATCATAATCCAACACTAGGACATCACGATAAATCACATTGTCATTGTTACGGTACTTTTTGTATTCTTTACCATCTTCATCAATACCATCTTTTATATCACCATATACAGCTACACCACGTGCATACTTATTAGTATTATTTTGTGGTATTGATAACCTATTAACTAACTCACTCCATTTAGGTTGCGAAAAATTTTTAAAGGAACGAGAATCTAGGTTGTTATACCAAATCACAGATATTTGGGTATCGTGTTCTAGCTTTATTTTGTTCAATTTCTTCACCTCTAGTGATTAACAGGACAGAAAATGATATAATATATAAAGAGTATTTTATTAACTGCTCTGTTAATTTATTAAATTTCTATGCGTTACTTTCGCTTTGGTCGGTTGGAAGTAACGCTTTTATTTTGTCTATTTCGTCTAATGCATTATGTCTATTTATTGCAACATCGCTATTTACGTGTTTAACATCATTTAATAATGATTTTATAACGCTAGATAACACATAATCGTGTTGTATTGCCTCTTTAACTATTTCAACTTGTATACGCTCATTATTGTTTAACAAGGATTCTCGAAATTTTTCATTTTTAGTCATATTATCCTCAACTAAATGCATCAAAGCATGTAATTTCATATTTAGATCCGTGTGTATAACATCATTCACCATTTCATTAATATAATATTGTAATTTTTCCATTTTATTCATTCTCCCATTCAAAATTATTTACTAATCTCTCAGAAACTACTTCACATATAAACTGAAGTTGCTTTTCTCGATTAATTGTTTCAGTCCATTCTTGGTTACCCTCACTTACTGTATGAGTATATTCAGTACGTTTATCATTTATAGCTGATTCTAAAATTTCATGTAATTCTTTGATTATTGCTAATTGTTCCTTATTCATCTTGGTTATCTCCTTTATATTCAAATTAATTTGCTACCGGTATACTTAAAACTTGTATCAAGAACGTAATCGCTAAACCATGTAAGAAATCTATGTTCATTGCATACAATGTGCCAATAGCAGTTGCTAGTATTGAAAGTAAAATATATAACTTCATTTGTTTCACTCCTTATAAATATTTTTTGTGTTTTTTCTGGAGAAATTGCTCAAATTTTTCTACATTCACCAGTGTTAATGTACTACTGATATCTACGTATAAATTATCAATCCCTAAATTATCTCCATCATATGAGATGAGTAATCTCCGGATAGTTGAATAACTACAATTAAATATTTCTCCTAGTAACTTGGGCTTAGCGTATTTTATAGGAAATACTATTTGTCCTTTCTCTAGAGCGGTATTTTCCTTAGTTGGTAGATCTTGTAATTTTATTCTTGGCATTTATTACCCTCCTAAACATAGCAAAACATAGATATAAATTAAAAAAATATTTCATCAACAGTAATTTTTGGAAACAATTCTTGTCTTAACATATTTCTAAAATGTAGCATTTCTTTTTGATTAAAATTTACCTGTCCTATTTCTTTCATACGATATGCTTGAACAGATATATCAAATTCTTTAGCCATAGCTTTTTGAGATTTGCCTAACATTTTTCTGTAACCAACAATTTTATTCATTCAATCACCTCGCTTATACATAGTAAAACATAACATTATTTTAAAGTCAACATTTAACATAGAAAAACATAACGTTTTATTATATAATTATCATGAGGTGAAATAATGAATAAAAGTGAGATAGGTAAAAGAATTAAGCAAATTAGATTGAGTTTAGGATCTTCTATGATTAAATTCGGTGAACAAATAGACGAAATTTCACCTGTAAAATCTGGCGTAATATCTAACTGGGAGAATGGCAAACAGATTCCTAATAAAAAACGAATAAGTAAAATAGCAAAATTAGGAAATATATCTATAAATGAATTACTTTATGGTAACCCATCAACATTTTTATTTGACAATTTAAATATTTATGATGAATATGGTTTTGGTAATTTAGCAGACTTAAGTTTTCAAGGTCGAATGTATATTGTTCAAATGTGCATTCAAGAATATTTAAAATTCAAAGCAAAAACCACTGAAAAAAATTTAAAATCATTAAAAAATGATGGAATAAAAGATTACGGTGAGTTACTAAGTTTTTCAAATAATAATTTAGAATTAATTATCCAAAATATGATCTCAATATTTGATAACTCTCTTAAAAGTCTTGAGAATATAGATCCAGAAAAAATCAAAAAAGTAAGTGGCAATAACTTTATATATGAAAAATATCTAAATAATGAAGAAATCACTGTTTCAGAAAAATTGAATAACTTCGGTCGTATTAATGTATTTGAATTAAAAAATTTAATTTATAAACATGAGCATTCTGAAAACTATCCAATAATAAATATACTAAACGATTTAATTAAATATAGCATTTATATATCTAACAACAATCAAATTGATCAAGAAATTATAGATGAGATAGAAAATTTTCTAGCCTCAAATATTAGAGTTGATTTAGAAACTGAACTTTTTAAAAACACATTACTTGAAAACTCTTATTTATCTGATTATATAAAGAATCATCTTGTCGTCGACATGGAGGAATTAGAAAAAGGTTTAAATTCCGTTAATCCCGATAACAACTCACAATAATATTTAAGGAAGTTAATTCACATTTCGCATCATGAATTTGCTTGTAATAAGGAGATGTTCAACATAATCTCTTTTAACACATAACATAGACTTCAAAATACAAATAATTAGGAGGACATTATAAAATTTGGTAAATACAAAATTTGAAATGACAATTCAATAATTAAAGATAGTAATGAATAATTTTGTTCCAATTTAAAACAAAATAAAGACACCGTTACGGACCAAGGACCGGAACGGAAAGGAGAAACTCGAGATATTGTCGGTAAGACTTCTGGTTTTGGTAGTTTATACTTATTTGTTTATTGATAATGCTAATTACAGGATTAGAGAAAGAAGAATAATATAAATAAAGGAGAAATGTAGAATGTACTTCAATGATTGGAAAGTTACTATTAACGGAAAAGGATCACATGATGTTGTGACAAATGAAGATACTTTGTTAATTTTGCAAGATTATCAACATGTTGAAATAGCATTAAAATTAGTAAACGATACCATTCAAGTGAAATCATTAGGCTATGGAGAGGATGTAAGCATTAACCCTATAACAAAAGAAATCACAGTTAATGTAACAAACTTACTAGAAGATGATGAATAATTAAACAAAGGGGAAATGTTAGGTGAAAGAAAACTATTTAAAGATTGATATAATTCCTGACAATACAAACTATTGGCTAATACGGACAAATGGGGGAAGTTGGTACAATGATTTTAAATACAATGATCATGTATCTATAACTAACAACATTGTAGATTTAAACACTTTAAAAGAAATTAATAAGTTAGAAGACTACAAAAAAGTAATAACTTCAAAAAATGATAGTAAGCAGAAAGAGTTAAAACAAGCACTTTTAAACTTATCTGAAAATGAAAGAGAAAAAATATTAGAAAAAAGTAATTTAACCAAAAGAAATATCACTGATTTAAGTAAGCGACTATTTGAATTTATACATGAAATTAAAATAGGTGATTACATAGTTATCCCTAATTACAGATCTTTCGAATTCTCTATTGGGATAGTTATTAGCGATGCAATTGAGTATAACGATAAAGAAATCCAACAACTCAAAACAGATAGTAAGAAGCAAGATTATAAATATTCGAATAACAAACTTCATAGAAAGATAAAATGGTTAAAAGAAACGTCTCGTTACCGCATTGATCCTAAAATATTAAACAAGCTTCAAATGCACCAAACAATAATAAATTTATCTGAATATAAAGAAGCAATTAATTACTTAATAAATCCAATCTATATTCAAAACAATCATTTACACATAAATATAGATATAAAAAGAAAAGAAGATATTTCACCCCAACTTTGGTTTGAATTTAATAACTTAATAAAGTTATACACTGAAAGTACTTCGTTTCAATTTAAATCACAGAAAATAGACGTACAAAGTCCTGGCATAATCGAATTCATTTCATTCATTCCATTTGATTTTATTAAAAAGGCTTATTTCGATAATGAAGAAGCGTTTAGTATTACTAGTTGGATAGCCAATTTCATTCTTTTTTACCAAATATTTAAAGGTAAAGAAATAAAATCTATAAGTGGGATAGAGTTTCAAGAAAAGGTTCCAAATGATATTAAAGAATTAAGAAATGACGCTGAAAGAGAGAAACTAAAGACCGATATTGCAAAATATGAACTTGAAAGAATGCAAATAGAGGCATCACTACGTAAACTTGAACAAAAAAATAATGAGACTAATTCTAATATTTTAGAAGTTCCCGAAAAATTTGAAAGCGAAATTAAAAACGAAGATGAAAGCGTATCCCAAAACGATTCTGATAATAATTAATAACCTCTACTTTGATCAAAGTTATAAAAATTATATAAAATACTAAGAAACTTAAAGTAAAATTCAAATCAAATAACATAGAAATTTTAATTGACAAATTAAGAATCACTATAACAATAACAATGTGAGTCATCACAAATTTTATATAATTCAAGCTTTCACCTGCTTTTTCTTTTATTATAACATTTTTTGACACCTGGTACTAATTTATAAGGAGGGATAACAAATGTGGCATGAGAAATTCACTAACAAACATGGCGAAGTACAATATCGCTATTATGAGAAGTACAAAGACCCTCTCACAAACAAATGGCGGCGTGTTAGCGTGGTTCTTAATAAGAATGGTAAGCAGTCACAAAAAGAGGCTCAAAAGCGCTTAAATGAGCGTATAGAGGCGAAGTTAAATGATAAGACACCGACAACGTTAAAGTCACTAACTTTCCATGTCGCATGTGATGAGTGGTTAGAACATTATAAAAATCATTCTGGTTCAAAGGCTACAACAATCAAAGAAAAGGTAAGCAATTCAAACACAGTTAAAAATGCTATAGATAAAGAAGTGCTGATAAACAACATTACTCATACTTATCTACAAGATATAATTAACAACTGGGCTAGTATACATAGTAAAGGACACGTTCAGTCTCTTGTTATTATCATTCGTTCTGTTTTCAAATATGCGTTTAAATATTACGATCTACAAGATATAAGTGTACTAGATAAAATAGATATTCCTAAAAAGGCTAAAACTAGAGATGAACTACAAGCTAAACGTAATAACTATTTAGAAGATAGTGAAATTAAAGAGTTACTTAGTTGCTTTGATTACCTAATTAAGCACAAAAAACATTCAACAAGAAAGCGTAATTATAAAATGGTCAAAGCTATAGTACAGTTTCAAATTGCTAATGGTATGCGTATCGGTGAGCTACTTGCAATAAAGAGGGAAAATATAAACTATGAAGATAAAACGCTAGATATCGACGGTACAATTAATTGGGTAACTGATAAAGAGACGGGAGCATTCGGAGTAAAAGAGACGACTAAAACAAGTAAAAGCTATAGAACAATCGGACTCACTACCCAAAGTATTAACTTACTTAAAACACTTATTTTGGATAATAAGAAAGAAAACCAGTGGAATGAAGATTTTATTGATAGAGGATATGTATTCACTAATACAGCTGGTAGTCCTATAGACTTAAACAAAGTGAATAGCATTATTAAAGAGGCTACTGAGATTAGTTCAATAAAGAAACGTGTTACAACGCACACATTACGTCACACGCATATATCCACACTTGCACAATTAGGGATTAACTTAAAAGCTATACAAGAGCGTGTAGGACACTCAGACTATAAAACCACACTAGAGATATACACACATGTTACTGATCAAATGGCTAAAGATATGATGGATAAATTGGAAACTATCAATATTGTTTGA